ATATAAAGAACCTTGATTAATTAAATCATTAAATGTAACATTATCAAATGAAAACAACGTTCCGATAGCTGACGCAACTGCGGCACCTACTTCGGCCGCATTGTATTGAGGCAGCACATTAACAGTAACCGTTACGTACGGGTAAACAGGTGTGAAGTCTCGAATTTCTACAGTAGTTCCTGGGGGAACAGCGTCCGTGTAAATTTGTTTAACTTGGTTTTGCAAAGTAGCGGATAAAGCACCACCTCCAGCAGCTGCAACAAATACAGAAACCGCTCCGTATGAAGTAGACATAGAATTAGCTTTTGCTACCCCATTAACTTGAATAGCTAAGCTAATGTAGTCGCGAAGAGATACTGCTCTAGTAAGTGCACGTAATGAAAGAGGTGCGTTAACACGTACAGAGTCAGTTGTTTCCGCGTCACTACCTCCACTAAAGCTTAAAGGATTTGTTACTTCAAGGTTTGCAACTGTTGGTGATACTACAGTTAAAGTATTAGCAGCAATGTTTCCAAGAGCTCCTGCAGTGTCAGAGTAACGATAGGTAGCGGAGATAGTCGTCCCGTTACTAGGAATACGTCCAGATACTCCGTCACCAAAAACTATACGAGTAATTCCAGCTCCATCTGTGTACGTTGAAAACACAGGGTCGTCACTACCATAGTCAATTAAAAAATCAACACGAGTGTACGAAAGAGTTCCAACGCTAACTGAAATTGTAGAACCTGTTATTACTCCAAGATTACTAAGAGCAAACTCTTCATTAGGAGTGCCGTCAGAAACACCAATAACTTCATTTTCTACAAAAGAACCTTGTGAAACAGTAACAGTTTTAGTAGATGCAGTGGATAACGTTCCAGGGTCAACAGTGATGTCAAAATCAGTAGTAAATTCAATAGCTGGGTTAGTACCATCAGGAACAGTAAGCAACGAAGTTCCCGCTAAAATAGTTCTTGATACCGTATCGTAATTAGAAAATGTAACAGAGCCAGTTGCTGGGTTAACATCGTTAGGAACATAATTAAGTAAACGAGCTATGCGAAGAACTGTATCTCGCTGGGTGGACGTATTTATAAACGACTCATTAGCGGCACGGTCAATTTGATAGTTAAGGATGTCACCAAGATAAGCAAATAGCTCAAGAATAACAATTCCAAAATCACTGGAGTCGCGAGACGTCCATTGCGGAGCAAAGTTTTCAATAAGAGCTTTAAGGTCCGCACTTATAGACGTGTAATCCCTAGATGTATAATCTACCTGGGGTAGGTACAAATTGTCAGCCATTAGATAACCTCTATCGGTTCACCAGCGCGAGTAAGCGATGATGTAGTTATTTTAACAGAATCTTGTTCCCCGTCAGGAAGTTTATAAATAATGCTAAATGTTAGTTGTGCAGTAGAGCCATCAAACTTAGCCCCAATATCAACAAGGGTAAGCTCAGGTGCCCATACAGTAAACATTTCAGTAATAGCGGTCCTGGCATCTGCAATAGCAGACCCCGAAGTTTCAAATAGTAGACTGTTTAAATTAGTTCCATAATTATAGTACCAAATTCGTTCATTTATTCCAGTAGATAAAAGAGTTAAAACCTTATTTTTCCACACTTTTGAGTCAGTATCAGGAATAATTGCAATTTTACCTTTTTTAGATAACGAAAACGGTAAATCAATTATGTAAGTAGTGTTTAGATTATAGTTAGCCATTTTAATAAGCTCCTAGCCATAGTGGAAAATTAGGGTCTCCGCCTTCAAACATTACCCAGACGCCTTGTCCAGGGTTTCTTTTATATGAGCCCGCTCCCGTAGTAGTAAGAATTATGCTGGGAACAGCTGGGGACACGGGGGCAGTTCCAGCAGGTAAAGATTCTACTTTAAGATCAATGCTGGACCCAGACCACCATATTTGAACGGATTGTCCAGCAGTAGCGGTTGCTACATAGTTAATAGTAATAACTTGGCGGTTCGGTATACCAGCTGATTTACGGGCTGGTAGGTCAATCTCAGTGGCAGAATCTGGGTAATCAAGATTATTAGTGCGAACCCAAAAAATTGCTTTTTCTACAGCAGCGCCAAGATTAGTTATTTGAATAGAAAACGTAAGGCTGTACGTGCCTGCGTACTCAAAGGTAACTTTGTTACCATCTACAATGCTAACCCCATTTGCTTCCGCAGTGTTTCCTAAAGAAATAACTTGAGCTACTGTGGTAGAGACTATAGATTGGTCTGTCATGTCATAAAAAGAACCATAAATAGCTTTACCATCAGTATTGGACATTCCCCCTACAATTTCCCAGCACCAACCTGTAACGGCATTACCTAAAATTTGAGGAACTTTTACTTTTATACGGCCGCTGTTTTCAGGGTCGTTATTATCAACAACAATGCCTCGGTAAATACCATAAAACCTTTTATCAGAAAGGTCGCCAACAATTGCTTCAGAGTACACCTTTGGCCTCCAATCTAGATATAACTACAGCCGATCTATTTCTTGTATCTTGATTATTAGGGCTATCAGTACCCCGCTCAGCAACCCACACATAAGGAACTACGTTAGATTCAGCTGCTGGTTTTTCCCTATTAGTAATCATTGTAAACCCATCGTTGCTATATGCTTGAGAGCCATCAGTAAGAATTGAGGATGTTGCACTTACTACGTTCCTTGAGTTGGGTATAAGGCTACGTATTTTAATTTGAGATGGGGCCGTTATAGCCTCATCTTTCCATACGGTTGCTGTACCAATAGAATCAGTGCCTACTTCAAGAAACGTTGTGTATTGAAAAATATTTGGCGCAGTCTCAATAATTTGATGTTGTGCAGATAAAACAATCCAATACCCTGAGTATTCTGGACCAATTCCAGTAAGGTATACAGGTTTATCTGGACCAACGGTAGGAGTTCCAAATACTTGTACTCGGGCACGATAGGGAAAACGTTGGCGTAACTGATTAGAACTAGCTTCATATAAAGCCGAAAGATAATCTGGAGCTACAACTTTAGTATCATAACTATCAAAAAACTCTGTTTTAACAGTTTCACGTAAAGTTTCTTCACGTAATTGAGCGCTAACAACATTTATTTCTCGCGTTCGCGCATCAACACCACCAATTTGAGCGGCCGATTTATATGAATCAGCATACTTAACGCTTTCGCCAAGAGTTAAATTAAAAGAATATAAAGTAGAACCTTTAGGTTCATTAGCACCACTCATGTAGAAAGATGAAGCAGTGCCTCGATAATTAGAAAAATCTAAAGTTAATGGTTGAAAATACAAAGCTGTGTTTTCAATGCGTAAGGAGTACCCGCATTGTTTTGCCAATCTAGACATGAACTGCAACTCCGAATGCCCAGCTTGAACAATCTGGTCGTACACACGAGGGTGATCTGTAACATACGCGGAAAGGCCATACTCTTGCGCAATAGACTTAACTACAGTAGACGCCGTTGTGTTTTCAAACACTCTTTGTCTTTGCTGTTTAAGTTTGTACGAAGCCCCAATAAGAGTCAAAGTAGTAAAGTTTTTACCTGGAGTAATTTCAGGTTTTACATCGTGAATGTAACCAACAAATTCTCGTGAAGAGTTTTTTCCTTTAATAATACATCTAACAGGTTCACCAGGATTAATATGTGTTTTTCTAAGGTCCCAGTCTTTAAACTTAACAACGGCAATCTCATGAGCGTACCGCTCTTGCGTTAGAGTAAACGAAGATACCCGTTTAGGCGGTCTTTGAGATAAAGGAAATTCAAGAGTTACGTAGTTAAACATTTGGTATTCTTAAAACTGTGTTTCCAGGTAGGTTAATAAAGTCAACAATTTCAGGATTGTACTCCGCAATAGTCCACCAAAGTTCTGGAGAGCTTAAATATTTTTGAGACAAACCTTGTAAAGTTTCACCTTCAGTGTAAACGTGGGTAATATATGAGATGTTTTCTAAGTCATCAAATTCATAAAAAACAATAGGTGTAGTATCACCATTTTCTGTTTTTCTTAAGTAATCAACTAAAGAAAACTCATAACGCGAACCAGAAACAATAGCCATAATTAACCTCTCGCAGAAATTCCAGCAGTAGCCATAAGATTAAACTGAAGGGATACGTCAGTTCTTAAAGGAATCATTTCTTTAGAAAAAGATGTGTGATTTACAGCCATGTTATTTACATACCCAAGGTAGCTAACGGGCCCAAGATCAATACGAAGAAGTGTGGGACTTAAAAAACCTATGTCGGATGTTTTACGACCAGTAGCTTGGTTTGTCCAGTTAGGTCCGTTAATAGCTTTATACAAGTATTCAAGATCAGCAAGAGTACCAAGTTTTTGTAATTCAATAATTTTATCTTTTTTACTGTTATTTGGTTGAGTTAGTCCGTCAAAAGATTGATTGGGGGAATAAAAACCTGAACTAATGTAGTTACTTGCTAGTGATTCATAAGTAATTAACCCTTGCGCTTCGTACATAGTTCCTGCCTCATTTGCAACTATTACTGGAGCGGGAGTAGATTTAGGAACTGATTTGATGCATGCAAAATCATTAGTTCTATCTAGCCTGACAGTTAAGTTTAAATATTGACCGCTAGGAAATGCGCCAACAACATCAACAAATTTATCTTTCCAACTTGGAGTAATGTCCATGTTTACAGCAACCGAAGTTGTGTATTGATCGGGATTCCACATAAATTGAAAACCGTACCTAGGGTCGCTAAGGTCAGACCCATCATTATAAGTAAGGTCATTAATATATTTACTACCTACGCGAGAATACCAGTAAATACGACCGCGGCGGTAACGAGGAGCGTTGCCAATTGTCATCATACGCATTTGTTGGTCAACTACAACCCCACTAGCTAAACTTTCAGTAGGGTCTACAGGAAGACTCCATTTATGAGGAGGTAAATTCCATTGATAGTAATATAAACCAAGAATTGGCCTTCTTGATGAGTTTTGAGTGCCTACTGCTGTTGTACCCGCATTTTCAGAGCTAGCTTTACTTACTTTATCGGTTGTACCTTTAGTTTTTCCACTTTTATTTTTAATAGTTGGTTTTGTTTTACCTTTTTTTGGTTTTGGATAAGAGTTTGTGCTTGCCCCTTTGTAATTAACGCCAGGGTTGTTAGTAGTCTTGTTAGGTATATTAGCCGCACTTGCACGTGAGGAACTCGATGTTCCACCGCTTCCGCTACCAGTAGCTCTTAGAATTGGCATGTTAAGTCAGTCCTGTCAAAATTTGAGAAATGGAATTAGCAAATGCTGCTGGGTCAGCGGATGGTGGAGCAGTTACGTTAATAGTAATTCCACCATTAAAAGTTTGGCCTGAAGTTGAGCCAATACCTGGGTCTCCAAAACCTCCAAGACCTGTAGGGTTTGTTCTCAGTGCCGCTTCTCCACCAAGTCCTATGCCAATAGTTTTAGCTACAGCCCCAACAAGTCTGTTTGCTCCCAGTTTACCTTTTCCATCACCAAAAGCTTCTGCAATTTCGTTTATTGCTAACCCTCCAGCACCGCCACGTGCTCCCGCAAGGGTCTCAAGTCCAGCTGAACCAGCTACTAAAGCTTCAACAGCTCTAAAATTTTTACCCTTTCCAAGTCCAGCATACGTACCTTGAAGAACTTGGTTA